CATTGCTGGAAGTACAAGTGAAGGCTCCATGCAAACTCTAACTTTCGATGAGTATGAGAAAATGTTAGAAGCCATCCAACAACACTCTAATGTGTTGCTTTCAGCACACGCAGTGAAATTGCCAGAAGAACAATATGGAAGACCGTTGATAACATCTACGGTGCCTCACCCAAATTCTATGGCAGCCAAGTTAGGCCCTGAAGCTTGTATTGAAGTGTTGGGAAGTACCCGTTTGAGATCCAAACAAAGAAGTGTCGTAGAGAAATCTATTCTGAGTGATAAGATTGAAGAGCACTTCAAAGTACCGAACAAATGGGGACCTCCTAAGATGGAACCCAATTGGAAAGCATACAATGCCACTTTAGAGTATATTGTAAATCCAGGAAAGATGTTTCCTCCTGTGTTACTTGAAAGAGCTAGACAGGATTGGATAACACCCCTTAAAGAAGCAATGTCTGAATTCGTGGAGAAGGAACAGGTACAACCGTTAACTCTCAAAGAATCAATTTTGGGGATTCCCGGTAAGAGATTTATGGATGCTTTGCCAATGCAAACCAGTATGGGTTTTCCCATTTTTGGACCGAAGAACAAGTGGTTTACTGAAATACGAGAAGGCGAACAGCTGATAGATCGAATTCCCGATCCTGAAGTGAAGAAGGAAATCGATCGTATGTTGGCCTGTTGGGATCGTGGTGAACGAGCCTATCCTGTTGTTTCAGCAACTCTGAAAGATGAACCCACTAAATTGGAATCTGAGAAAGTACGGGTATTCCAGGCATCTGGAGTAGCAATGAGTGTTTGCATTCGTATGTACTTTTTACCAATTCTTAGGTTTTTGCAATTACATCCAATTTTAGCAGAATCTGCAGTTGGAATAAATGCATTTGGTCCTCAATGGGAGGAAATGATTGACCACGCACGAAAGTTCAATGAACTTATGTTGGCTCTAGATCACAGTAAATTTGATGTTCGAGCTAATAGTCAAGTTACTACTGCTGTATGGCAATCATTTGTTGAGTTAGGTGAAGTGGCTCAATATGATGAAAAATCACTACACCGTATGGTTATGATGATAGCCGATATTGTCAATCCTTTGATAGACTACAACGGCGTACTCATTATGGCCCTTTCGATGAACACATCGGGAAACAATTTAACCGTCAATGTAAATGGAGGAGTTAATGCTCTTTACATGCGTATGGGTTTCTTTTCAGTTTACCCTAAGTTAAATAATTTCAGAATGTATGTGTCCATCAT